CTCTCTTACATTTTCTGCTAATAATTTTCTCATTCTAGGATCAACTAAATCACCAGTTTGATAACCTAGTCTTGCTATACCACCTTGATTCATATTGTATCTTGCAACAAAAGCATCTCTCTCTGCATCAGACATAGCAGAATATTCTGGATCAAATCTATAATAGTTATCCATAAACGTTCTCATTTGTTTACCAACACTTGCTTTTCTAGCTGCTAGGTATTCTTCCATAGTTTCACCTTCTTCTTGTGGTCTAAAGTCACCTTTGAAATAACTATATAGAGCTGTAGCTCCAGATGTAATACCACCCACAACCAATTGATCCATTACAGATTTTGGTAATTGTTTTACTAAAGGCACTTTACCAAGTGTTGCCTCCGATATTGATCTTATAATACCAGTTCCTTCTTTTGTTACGGGTGTTACAGGTTTTGCTTTTGGTAATGTGGTAACGTCACCTGTCGTTGGTGTTTTGGAAAAAATACTACCAATTGGTCCTTGTCTAAAACCCTCCATAGTAAATTTTTGACCACCTAAAAAACCCTCACCACTTTCAGCTCCACCTAATTTACCTGCAACTTTACCAAAAGCAAAAGTTGCTGCTCCTTGTTTAAGAGCATCACTAACACTACCTCTTTGATCAAATCTACCTACACCTCTCATTAACGCTGCGGCTCCTGGATTAAAAGGTGCAACAAAAGGTGCTGCCTTAACAGCTATGTCTGCAAGTTCGTTAGGTATAAGTTTTCTAATTGTTTTCTTTACCAGACTACCTAATCCGTATTTTTGTCTAACTGTCTTAACAGTCATCCCACCTCTATTACGTAATTGTCTTGGCATTTGTGCTCTTGTTATCATATCTTTTAATTAATTAAATGTTAAAGGCAGGGTTTTCACCTGAGTTTATCAACTTACTAGTTTTTTGCTAGTAAATCAAGACTATGTTGTTACCTCTCTAGGCTTCGATTGTAGCGCAGAAAGGACCACGTGTAGTCTATTTGCCGTGGCTGCAGTCACTTTTAGTATCTCACTCTCTTCTAATACTAAAGGGGCTGATAGTAGTTCTGATGTTCCATTAGCGGATATGGATTTAGTTTTAAATAAACTGAATACGTTATCACTTGTATCTGTAATTGTCACTGTAATAGTATCACCACTACCTGAGTCGTCAGATACTAGTATGGACTTAACAATGGCTGTTGTAGCTGTAGGCACAGTGTATAGTGTTGTAGCTGATGTAGTTGTTAAATCTACTTTTTTATTTACAAATGAATTAGCCAAAGAAAAAAGCCTCCGCCTCTGACTCGTCTTTTAAATCTTGTTGATACGTTGTGTTTAATTTTTGCACAATACTATCAACATCTCTAACAAACGATTGTTGTATTTGTTGATCATATCGCTCCGTAGGTTGTGTTAACGCTTGAACTATTCTAGCCACGTTTCTTAACTCCTTTTATTTTTTTCTTATTTAGTGATGCATAAAAAACTTGCTCACCTCTTTTTTTACCATATTGTTTCTTCATAGACTTCATTATCTTTTTACCTTTTTTATTTAATGGCATTATCTTCTCCCGTCTGGTTGGTAGTCTATTCTAAAAGTTCCTAGTTTCCAGAATTGACTTGTGCTTGTGTTTTCTATTTTTAAAGATATTTCTCTAGCTCTTGCACGTGTATCTATTTTTTGTGTACCACTAGATATTGTAAATGGTCCTAACGTAGAACTAGCTGCTGTGTCATTTGGAAAGTCTCTTAAATTTAATGTAACTCTTGCATCACCTGTTTGTGCTAAGAAGTCTGGTATGACTCTTCTTATTTTCATCATAAACTCACCGTCATTTCCTGGGCCACTTATACCCCTTGGACCAATATCAAAACTACCAGATTCTATGTTTGCAGCTATAGCTGATGTTTGACCACCTTTAACTTGATTTAATCCAGTTTCGTGTTCATAGTATGTAGATGCACCATCAGTGTTACCGTGCACATAATTAACATCTGTATCTGCTGTTTCAGCACTAGAATCATACTCTGTTGCGTGTGGTTTACCAAATATTGCAGAGTCCTCCCACGCTGTTCTTGCTAGCGTGCCTGTTGTCCATACAGGTCTTTCTGGACTTGAATCTAAATAGTTATAAGCAACCATTCTATTAACAACACCTGAACCTGAGTTTGGATAGAACCATATTACCTCACCAAACAAGTTATTTAATCCTGCATTAATGTGTTGCTTAGGTGTTGTGTTAATATCATCAAAGACGTGGTCTTCAACTAAACACGGTAGTGATTCTAGTTTACCTGTATATCTAAAGAAACCATTTTCTGACATCCAATACGCCGTACCATCTACTTCGACGGCTGCGTTCTGACCAATTAATCCACAGTTAGTACCTACTTGTTGAAATGAAAATGTAAATGGTGGACCAACAAAACGCATAATAAATAGTGCTGTGTCTGTCCAAATGTAAATGGCATCACGACCTCTAATAGCTCCTACAAGTTTAGAACCATCTGCTAATCTTTGTGTACCCGCTGTGTTAGTAGCTGTAGGTGTGTAAGTATTAATATCCTCTTGAGAAGAGAATCTAATAAACATAGGGTCTTGTGTAGACTTAGTGCCTATTGTTGTTTCTGTTCCAAAAAATATTAAGTGTCTATCTGGTGTAGATACTAAACTAAACGCAGATGCTGTTGGTGCACCTGTTATAATAGTGGCTCTAGTGTTATTAGCTCCAATAGGGTTAGAATTCCACTCAAAACTTTCACCACCATTTATAGTTGCAATAAGTTTGTTACCTAAATTATCTAGTGACCATAAACCTGGTGCTGTTACAATATCTCCAGACGCTGCAGCGTTCCAAGCAAAAAAGTTTGATGCATCTGTTACCGTTGTACCAGAAGAGTGTGTAGCTGCTGTTGTTCCAGAGGCTCCTCTCGTTAAACCAGATAATGTTCCGCTGTTGTCATTAGAAGTATATGTAATTAATTCTGTCCCGATCAATACTGTACCTGAAGATGGAAAAGAAGAAGAACTTGCCATTGTTAAACTCGTTACTGATGCATTGATGTCTGATGATAATGTAGATGTAAATTGTCCTGATTCTTGTCCGCCCCAAGATCCCAAACTCCAACCTGTTGATGCAACCTCTACTGCTGGTCCTACTGGATAGTAATGTTGAACTCTAATACCGCCAGATGTTGAAGCACCAGATCCTGACTCATTTTCTTCCATCTCTATTGTTAGTGTTGTATCTGTTGGTATGGATGTCACCATAAATTTTTTATCTGTAAAGTCTCCAGAACCAAAACCAGAACCAGTGATAGCTGTAAAAGTATCTAATAATATAATATCAAACTTATTTATGTTATGTGCAGATGCA